TTGTACGTTATAAGGACCACCTACGCCTATATTTAACACTGCACCATTAATAGTGCCGCCATTAACAATAGGTGTCGTTATATCAATACCGACACTTACAGTATCAGCGTTAATTTCTGTGGCTGTTAATATACTGATAAATGCAGTTTGAATCCATGCTTCACGAATACCAACAACACCATCAACAACAGAAAATAGCACTTCTGCTGTAGGCATGGTGGCGTTTGGATCATAGATATAAAATTGTGAAGCCGAAACGACCGCGACACTAATATCCTCGCCAGTCACGGGATCAACTCCGGCAATTAAGCCTATACCTGCTGTGACTTCTCCTAATTCTACTTTAACTGCCCACATATTTTGATAAGCTGTAGAGCCATTTAGGTTTATACCTGCAAAGGTTTGGTCAACACCGTCTAAATATGTGCCAACGCTGACATAGGTTTCAACCCTCAAGCCAATTGCGCTGTAATACGGTCCTGTAAAATCTCTAACATTAACAAACCTGAGCCAATAATAATAAACGCCGCCGCCGCTTGGCACAACATCATTATAAAGCGTGGCGGCTGTTGTTACGATTAAGGTTGCATTAACCAGTTGATCATCAGTAGACCGCCATATTTCAGAGTGTGCATAGCCTAAAAAGTTTGGTAAATCCCATGTTAATAAAACAGATTGAAAACTGCCAGTACCTTGAAAATTAGTGGGTGCATTTGGCAGTTGTACCGGAATAATGACTTCATTCGCGCCATTCGTGCCGCTACTTGGGTATTGGCCCACGTAATAAGCAATATCTGAACGAGTTATCACTTCTTTATCCGTTCCACGTTGACCCGTTAAAATCTCCATGTTTTCAATTAATGCGGCAAGTGATTTACCTGCACGATATAATTTACGATCTGCTTTTTTGCGAAGTTTCAACGTAAATCTCCCATTGAAGATGAAAGAGTAATTTGTTCAACTTGGGATATTCCAGTGACTTCTACATAACACTTTTCACCTCGTATCGCAGGTAATCTAAAAGGATCGTGGCTAATTGAACCGATTGGTATGTTATGGACAAGTTGATCATCAACATAAAAACTCATTGCCAATAAGTGCGGGAAATCACTTTTAATTTTCCCGCATGAAATCATATCGCCAAAAGCAATTAAAAAGGTTTTGCTACGCCATACTAACGTCTGATTTGTACCAAAATATGAAGTGGGCACGGTTGAGTAAACTAATTCTGAAACGGTCACTAATTCTGAGGAATAAACAGTTTCTTGGATGGTTAAAGATGTTAATACTAATACGCTTTCAATGACGGTAACATCAGTTGTAACCCATACTTGTTCAGGTATTATTATTGTTTTTTTTCGTAACTCAATATTGTTATTTGGATATTCATTACTCCATACAAAATTAGAAATCTGGTTTAATCCACTGATCACCCATTGCGGCGCAATGTACCAAATAAAACTATTAAAACTGGGAATTATTTGAACTGGATAATAAACTTCATTGTCACTTTCCACCACGTTATTGACTGTTGTTAGAACAAGTTTTTGAATAGTTCTTTGAATATCTCTTGGCACCATTTGTTCAATAACCCTATTCTCAACATGGGGCATAAGGGTAGAAACTTCTCTTTCAACAATGTTAGAAACTACGCGGTCGTAAAGTGTTTCAACAGTAGTCTGACCACCTTTCCATTGATATAAATTACTACCCTGCACAAAATAAAGCTGATCTAAGATTAAATCATTAAACGCGACCGACCATGTTTGTGTCAAAGTTGTAAAAGACAACGACACTGGATCAAATATAAAGCCTTCTGTGCTGGTCATGGCAACATATTTTCCTTCGACTGCCCATGCGCTAATACTGCTAGGATTTAAGTCTTGCCATTGTTTGCGTGTCATTAGTGGCGCAGTCAGTAACGTAATAGCGCCGCCACCAATACTGACCAAACCATCAGGGCTTGCGTAAATAGCCGCACCATTAATCGTGACGATAGAATCAACAGACACACACGATTGCTCTATTTTTAAACGCGAGCCATTAATCATATCGGGTGTTACGCCAGAAAATAAATAAGGATGTCCGGTCGTCAAAACGACTAAATCAGTTTCGATGGGAATAATACCGACAATTGAATGCTCGGTTGTTGAGCGGTAATTTTCAGGCCACGCATAGGGCAAATAGGCTTCGCTGAACATTATCTCATTGCCATAATATCCAGCACAAATACCATTAGCCATTTGACAAAGGCCCTGCATATTTTCATCGGGTGGTGTGTAGTTACTTGTTTCAAGTACCGCACTATTGATAGTTTTTGCAGAATCAGAATAAGTATTGATGGCAATAGGGAGTTCGGCAACAAGCATATAACTACTTGAACCATCGGAAGTGACCGAACGATAAAGGCGCGTCAATGTTACGTTATATGTGTTTTGACCCGTAAAAGGCGCGAGTGAAATGCTAACTGTCGCGCCAGGTTGTAAAATAACAACGGGAATACTAGCCGGACTTTCAGAGCCTTCTTCGCCAGTGGACGTTACAAATGTTTGTATATATAAACGATCTTCATCATCATATTGAGGTAAGTCGCCTGCTGGGGGTTGATCACCAGTGGCATTGTTAACATTGGTTACAATAGGGGCGGTTGCAGGTGTGGGTACGCCCAAATCAAACCACGATGACGGACTATAAGCCCCGCCCATTTGTGCTTGAGTAGCCACTTTGGGCCTACCTTGTCCTGTCCAGTACACTCGTTGCCATTCATCTTGCGCAATGGGTGAATTAATGACGCTTACTTTATCTGTCCATGTTAGCCACGTTGAGTTTAAATAACGATGTAGTGTGCTTACATTACTTCTGCCTAATGCTTCGCTAAAATCGGAGGTAGGTAAGGGCGTAATAATGCCATTTTCAAACTCACAATCTTTTGCAATAGTCGCTATTTCGTTGGGTAATAGATGCTCTTTTAAACGCGGCACTGCGCCTTTCATGGTGCTGATATTGATTAGCATAATCAGCCCCTAGCGTTGGATTTCTTTGGTTTTTAAGATCTGCTCTTTCATTTGATCAGCGGTTATCTTATCGCCTATCGCGGCTTTAAATAGAATTAAATGAGATTGAGCTTTTTGGGTTTCAGCGGGGTTAGAGCTGTCTTTGTCGTATGCACGATAAATGATGTAGTCAAAAATGATTGATTCATAAATGTTTTTAAGCGGGAATGTTTCTGTTTCAGCGATCATAATATAGTTTTGCGAATAAACTAATTCAATACTCACGCTAACCTCTGGCGTTGGGTAAAGATAAATAGAACTATTGTCAAACTCGTTGCGCGTCCAATTAGTCACTTCGCCTGCTGTTGTACGCCAATCAGGATATATCTGTCCGAGTTTATTAATATCAACATATTGAATAGCGCGATAGTTAACATGATTAACAGTAATAATCGTATAACCATTGCTCGGCAGCGATACCTTAGACGTTACAGTTGAGAAAGTGGCCGTGGTACTGGCTACATCCGGTCTAGTTAAAATAAAAGTAGATAATCCCATGTTTAAAAAATCTAATAACTCAGAGCGTGACCATCTAACGTGATTAACATCGACCAACTGCAATGCAGCTTTAGTGATTATTTCAGAAATGAGCATTATACAAAACTCCGGTGACGGACGGGATTGGCCATATGTGTAGTGTCTGGATTAGCTTCAAGACGAAATCGACGCGCATCAACAATGGCTTGGATAAAAATAGTATCGTGATATAACGCAAGAGTGGGGTTAGCCCAATCACTATCCGGCTGCGTTAACAGCAAACTAGCTGCTCCGCTGCAAATACCATCCAAGTAATCGTCAAAAAGAGAAAACGGTAATTCTGTGGTGTTTTGGGGTGGTTCAACTGCAACACGTACTACTACGTTCATAAACCCTGTTTTAAATTCAATCACATCACGGCTTATAATAATGTAATCATCAACGTTTAATAGTTGCCTAATGTCGCCAGTAAGTATGTCGGTTGCGGTTATGTCTAATACTTGTGATGCTTTAAAATAAACACCGTTATCATTGAGATCACTGTCTGCAATCAACGTGTATTGTGTATCAACCGCGACCAAAGAGAATCGTCGCAGATAAATAACCTCTAAGGATTTTCGACAAAACATTTGTGCGGCTTTGACAATTGATTCAGCCATGATACCAAGCAACGGCACGTTTACTATCTTACGTAACGTAGGATAAAAATCAGATACAGGTACAGTAACCATTATTAACTCCTATTAGCTTTAGTGTTTAACAAATCCATCAAAAACTCTGTCGCAATAATCTTGTACTGATTCGCTTACATTTTTAGGGGCAACGTCTAAACCATTTCCTTCAACAAACGTGCTTAATTTTGCGGCAGTATATTTGCGCAAATCTACTTTTTTACCGTTCATTATAATTTCACGGCTTACAAGTTTTTGCTGTACAGCGACGTTTTCTTGCACTGCTTTTTTTTCTTTTAAGATCAATTCATCCTTGGCTTCAATCTTCGCAATAGCAGCGCTCAAATCTTTTTCTTCTACGTACACATCTTTGTAGCGTAGCAATACCAAAGCGTGTTCTTTATCAACTTCTAACGCTTCAAATCGCGGGAACACCATTCTGCTCCCGCTTATTTTGTCTATTTTTAAATCTTTCGGTCCAATGTATACAATTTTCATGCTAACCCCGTTTTAAAAAAAAGAAGAGGGATCAACTTTGAGCCCTCCTCCTTAAATTGCAGTAAGTAATTAAAGTAATTGATTATAGTAAGTGATTAAAGTAATTGATTATAGTAAGTGATTATAGTAAGTGATTAAAGTAATTGATTATAGTAAGTGATTAAAGTAATTGATTATAGTAAGTGATTAAAGTAAATCATTAAAGTAAATCATTAAAGTAAATCATTTACTTAATAGTTATTAATAACCTTCCGCTACATACATCGGAATAACTTCAATGTCACCTGTTGCAACAGCTCCCTCAATCGTCACCGTAAGACTAGACTTATCTGTAATGTAAACGGGCAAGAATACTGATTCAATGGCGAATGCTGACGACGCATCTACGCTTGACACCAGCGTATTATCACCAACGTCAACTGTGACTGTTACGCCAGCACCCAAACCAGATACCGATCCTAATCGGAGACCGACAAACTTAATACCAATACCCACATCGAGCATATAAACAACATCAGCAATAGCGGCTCCGTTTAAAACTGCTCGTCCAAATGCCACGGATAAATTACCATGTGCGCCGCCGGAATAAATGCGGCTCTTAAATGTTTCAGCTACAATATTAGCCATGTTTTTTCTCCATAAATTTAAAATAGTTAAAAAGTAGGGTAAGTATTAACCTTACCCTAGTTGGCTAAGACACGGCAGTATCTAGCACCATCACGCCATGATCATTCACACGACCATTTTTATCAGCAAAACGGATTTTCTTAGAGCCGTTCATCCAGGCGATTGTTGTTTCAGAGCGGTTATTCGCATCGGTTCGTTCAGTGTGCATACTGAACGCATTAGGACCAGAAGTGTGGCCCCAAGCTGTACCTAATGCTTGACCGCCTAACAACATAGCACGATCAATTTTCACTCCTGCGGTTTGATCCGTAACAGTGGCCGCATCATCATTGTTAGAAACGCTAACGTTAGAACCCGCATTAAATCGAATTGGCATACCCATATATTTACGCACTAAAATACGGCCACGCATTGCCACTTCACCAGAAAAAACCGGATGTTTGAAATTGCGTGAACGGGTTAAAGCCGCAGCAGTAAGGGATTGCCAGTCTTTGTACGACGTAGTTTGTAACCAATCAGCCCACTGACGCGGCGTAACGTACAGCAGATAGAACGGTTCATCACCCGCCATTTCATCGCCAGTATAGCGAATAGGTTGAATGGGTGAACTCATTTCTTCAAGATGCAAATTGATATTATCAACGGCTTCTAAGGAGAAAACATCCGCTGAATCTAAGGTAGTAAAAGACGTAGCATCACCGCCGAAAAAGTGATTATCGTAAGATGGAGCTGACACCGGATTGATCATAATATCCGAGAATTCGCTATGCGTAGCCAAAGGTACAATAGTGCCCTTATCTTCAAAATCACCACGAGCTCCGGCTAATTGTACCGTCGTTTGTTGATCTTGAATGTTATTGAAATAACTACCTAATAAGCTGCGGCCTGTTTTTTCTAAATGGTGTGTAGTCCGTTGTTGCGACATTTTACCGCCAGAATCCACTTGATGACGACCTTGATTGATCATCATTTCAAAGGTACTGAAATCAATATCTTCACCACGACCTGAAATTTTACGGTCGCCCATTGTTGGCAGCTTGTTTAACTGCATAACGACTTGCATATCAACCATATCGCCCGATGTTTTAGATAAATCGGTAATACGGACAATAGGAGCGTGGCTTGATGTTTGCCGTTCTTCGTCTTTTTTGTCACCGACTGCAACCTTTGGCGGCATTTCAGTGAGCATGTTAGTAAATGAACGC